ACTCTGTACATACAAGAGTATTGGTGCCCACGTGGATTTGTTCCAATTTGTTATCGTACAAGTTCTTTATCATGTACTTCTACATCTTTACCATTGATGTAGTTCAGACTATATCTTCACCTATACAGGTGTTACGCGCTCGTGGAAATTTCATCCGTTCTGGATTAATTTTTCTAGTCGTTGAACCTTCCAGTTATTCCTAACTGGCTTGGCTGCTGATTGTCCTTATTTAAGGAGGAGTTCCAGCAATTCACGTAATTAAGAGACCAACAAATTTAATCTCTTGAGATGTCAGCTGATACTGTTCGTAGAGCAGCGCACCCATTAAACCTAAAGAAAGGTAGGAGAACAAAGAATATAGCTCGTTCTGCGACAAGCGCTTTAGTAAGGGTATGGTCAGGGTGAGAAATCCATGCATCTCTTAATTTAATTGCTTCTTTTTCTGCATTTTCATCTGCACCGTAGGTATCTACGATGTATTGGAGAGCAATATCATGCTTTATTTCGTCTTTTACGTTGCTCTCTAGGAGAGTCCTCGCAGATGCGGGAACCTCCTTATCAAGTGCTTCTGTAATGAAGTCGCCAACTGGTAACTCCATGTGGCGTATTGCGAGAGCACGGAGGATGGTCTCCTCCGCTCCCTCTCTAAATCGTCCAGAAGTTGGCTTAACTGGTGTCCAAGTTCGTTTACGGTTAAGTAATTTTTCATATGGGTTCATTCTTGACAATCACATGTAATAGGTTCGTTATTTAAAATCTCTTGCAAATAATCTTCAACGTCAGCTTTATCTATAGCGGCATATGCGTCGCTCTTATCCTGAACGTCTCCCATTATCTGAAGCGCGTAATAAAGTGAGGTTTGAGGAGACCTAAGCCACTCTTCCACGAACGTATTGTCGTAGGTTACAACGTCACTCCAAGAGTTAAAGCTGTATCCATGAAGAAGTCCTGTACGCTCATACATGAGCATTAATTGATCAGCTACTTTCTTATAAGTATCCCAACCAACTTCTGAAGCGATCTCTACATCGCCGTATTCAAAAGTTTCTATTCCAAAAGTGTCACTGTCTCTGTCCACAGTGCGTGCTATTGGAGGTGCAATTTCCGGCGTAGATGTGAATCCATCTAATCCCTTTGTCTTATATGACACTGAAGCAGTCGGTGCTATAGCAAAAGCTCTGTCCATCTTGAACTCTCTTGCTATCTCAGCTGCTCCTTGTATAGCTTTATATAATTCAGCTGCAGCTATACCAGCTGTTCCTACTGTATGTTCTCCTTGGTTTACTCTTTCTAACGCCTCACCAAAATCCTTATAGGTGATATTATTTTGCCTTAGAAAATTAGCTAATCCAAGAACCCCGAGTCCAACTTGCTTATCGATTGACGGGGATAGGTACTCTCCTGAATGATCGACGCCTGTTCTATTATGTAATTCGCACAAACTGCGCATACCTTCAGAGAAAGCGACGCGCAATTGGCCGATTTTACAGGCACTGAGAGCGACATGTTGGAGTAAACATGTTCCTCGTGAGGGCAGGAATACTTCAAGACATACATTGGACCTGATTCTTCTACCATTTTGATCATATTTTATTTTGGCAAGCCAAATGTCTCCACTTTTGATTCCGTGGAGGATGGCTTCTCTAGTTTCATCGGTGGCAGCTCGCCACTTTTCTTCATTAAGGTTGACGCATCTTTTACACCATGGAAGTTCAGCACGGGGAACCCGCACGAACTCAAGAATATCGGCATGGTCAATATCCAAAGCCAACGTAACCGCGCCGTTCTTGTAGTGACCGCCTCTTCTAAGTATTTCATTTAAAGTTGAGTAGATTTTTGCAAAGGAAACTGGTCCTGATGCAACAAGCCCTTTTCCATTTTCTGTTCCTCTTGGACGTAAGTTAGATAGGTGAACAGAGACTCCTGCCCCGTAGCGCAAAGCGTGCGAAACGAATCTCCAACTTGCTTCAATTCCATTCTCTCCCTCCATTGAGTCTTCAACAACGAAGACGGTACATGACACAGGTAGACGTGATTCTGGATTGTCAATCCAGTTTTGAACCCTGCCAGTTCTTGCTACTAATTCAGACATTTATACAAGGTTGGTTAAATTAGGTGGTTTGTAATTTTCGCCTTTTAATACTTTTCCGTCTTCCCTGTAAATCGGCTTTCCATCCTCTCCCAGTTTTGACATATTACTTTCATGGACTAGACGTAAGGCTTCGTCTAAATCCCATTCCATGTTGATTGCGTACTGATAACACACATAAACAAGATCAGCTAGTTCTTTTAAAACCTCAGCATGTAGTTCTGGGTTTTTCCTATATAACATTGGTTCTGCAGCTATAAATTCCTTGAATTCTTCTACGATCAAGTCCTTTTGAAGCATACGTACTTTTGGTGAGCTTGAATTCTCAGCTCGGAACGCCGCTCTGAACTCTTTCCCTTGTTCTGTGTTCGACTTCATTTTCTAAATAATGGATGGCTTTTTTGAGGTCATCAATATCGTCGTTTTTATAACCTGCACGACAGACATATTTGATGACATTTCCAAGGTGGTAATTCAACCCTTGATCTCTAATGAAATCCCAAGGTTGAATATCCCCTCGTTTGTAATGACTTGGACCTTTACTATTTGATTTCATAATCCATAGTGGGTGACCATAGGATTGGTTCTTGCTTTTCATCATCCCAATCATCTTTAGTCAGGATTCTTGCAAGTCTTGCATTGGCTAAAGCAGTGACATTTGTATAGCCTTTTTCATTAAAAGCTTCACAAACAGTCTTCCAACTCCAACCATTTTCTTTGAATAAAGAAGTAGCCCTTTTAACTCCTATTCCCGGAACTCCGGCATAACCGTCGGTATTATCTCCAGCCATTGTCTGAATTAAATGCCACTTAGCTCCTTCTTCTGGACTGATGAGTGTGGACTCTTCCATATTGAATAATGTTCCGGGTATCTGTTTCATATCCTTATCAGGAGAAATGATAATGTTACCCGGATGTTTTGTTGCATATATACCCATTGAGTCGTCCGCCTCAAGGGTAGGCATTGTTATCACTTCATACTCAGTCTTGAGTTTGTTGATAACTCTTCTATAGCCACAGGGTTTCTTACGATTTCTGTGACCTTTATAATCAGATTTGATTTTCTTCCTGAAATTAATACTGTCACTAAAGAACAGAATAAGATCAGTATCATGTCCAAACCTACTAGATATGCGTTTAAGTTCGCGTTGAACACATCCGTAGGCTTCGGTGAATTTGCTAGTAACAAGGATGACATCATCCCCGAAGTCGATCTCTGATTCCGCTGCAGCTGTACATTTGTAGACAATGAAATCTGCATCTATTAATAGTTTCATAAATTAGTGGGTCTCTGCCCAATTCATCCCTGCTGTCGACTCTGCAGCGATGTTTACTCTAAGGTTGTAATATTCCCCAGCTTGCACTGCAGATAACTCAAGTAAAAACTTTAAGTCATCTACGTCTTTTTCTTCGCATTCAAATTGTAGTTCATCATGAATGAATGCAAGTTGGTGAGCAGTTTTTGGTAAATTTTCATGTGTTATAAGCATCCAACGCTTCGCCAATACGGCTGAAGATCCTTGGATTAAATAATTTAACGCTTTGTGTTGGCTTTCGACGATGAGCGTTCTCCCATCGATAGCCATGATCTTGCCTGTAGAAGACCGCTCCTTAACAGCCGATAGCAACTCTGCCAATCCAGGGATGGCTTTGATGAAGGCGGCACGAACTTCCTTTCCCTTAGCTTTCGCTTTAGCTCCAGATAGTCGCTTATCAACTGAGAGTCCGATTTTTTCATCTCCAGCTCCATATAAAAATGCATAAGTTACGGTCTTAACTTGTTTACGAGTGATTCCAATTTTATCAGCGTTCGTCTGGTGTATGTCTCCGTTGAGAAGCACTTCTGCATATCTACCATCGTCATATCTGCCGAGATAGTGAGCAAGCATACGTAACTCAACACCGCTAAGATCAGCACCAACCATTCGTAAACCTGTACTAGGTAAGAATAATTTCCTGAATCTTTCATCACTCGGAACCTGTCCTAAATTCGGCTTTCGATGAGCACATCTAAATGTGTTCGTAGCTACTGAACAGTGATGGTGAATCCTTTTAGACGTCGTACATAGCTTGAGCCATGCGTTCACGCCTTCGGATATCATTCCTAACGCTTTCTTCAGTTCCAAACATCGGAGAAATTTCAGAGAAATATCCGTTCCAATCTCTGTCAGAACTATCTCGTCTATTACTGGCTTCTTTGTCTTGGAGCTTTTGGATTTGGGCGTCCAGCCATAATGTGTTTGTAGAATCCATGCAATATGGTCTCTTGATGTTGGATTTAATTCTTTTAAGTTGGTATATGGAGCTTCCTTGAAAATACCTCTGGTCCGATTATTTCGTTTAGGAGTAAATAGTGATCCTTTAACGAGAGGGTGCCTGTCTCGAAGTAACTTACAAGCTTCTTCATATTCTCCTCTGAGAGTCGATTCAAGTTCCCATGCAGCGCGTTCATTAAAAAACCATCCATGTAGTTCTTGCTGTGTAAGTATTTCTGCGACTTGGTGTTCAAGTTGAACCCAGTCAGGTAGTGGTGGAATTTTCATATAGCTGTTTAATACGTTGTAGAGGTACTGCAGCTACCTGTGGAGATACACTATTGCCTAAGCATTTAAGTCTGTGTATCCGATTGGATAACCCATCATCTCCTCTACGAAGTGTGGGTTGAGATACATACCCTCTCCAGTCAGGGTCGAGTGTGTGTGGTTG